ATGCCGTTCTTGTCGTCCGCTCCAGGACCCTCCATCCGACACTTGCCACCGCTGAAGCCGAAGAGGTTGTCGTCGACCTTCGCCACGATGAAATCCTTGCTGTGCTCGTCCTGCACCTGGTCCATATGAGCCACGATGCAAGGGTAAGTCTGACACTCGCCCTTCGTCACATACAAGTTGCCGTACCTGTCTTGGTTTACAACCGCACCGGGAACATTCCTGCGGATGTAGTCCTTGATGAACTTCCGCATTTTCTTTTCCTTGCGGCTCGGGCTGTAAACCTTATAAAGTTGAATCAACAGTTTCATTCCGTTCTCCTCCTTATTTTTCAATGTAAATCTCTCTCTCCTCGTCGTACTCGAACTCGTAGAAGTTCTCCATCGTGGTCTTGAGGATGGTCTCCTCGTAGCCACGGCGACGGAGGAAGGTCACGACATCCTCGGCCTCCGCCCACTCGTCATCGTGGGATGCGTAGACATATCCGTTCTCCTCGTAATACTCACGCTCCGCCTGGACGAGGTTGTCTCTGTAGTAGTAGTCACTATCAAGCACCTCGCTGTAGTGGGAGTTGACGTCCCGCACATAGCCGTCGATGTCAACGCACCAGGTAGCCTCGTCCAGATGGATGTAAATGTTCTCCTCGTCGGACCACACGAAATCCTCAAGGCACTCCTCGTCGCATTCAATCTCGTCTCCACGATAGACGACAGTCACGGTGTTGTTGGTGGTGTACTGCTGGTGATATTCGTCGTAGTTCTCCTCAATCTCCATACGACCGTCAGTCACGTCAAGTTCCGCGTTCGCACCGTCCGCCTCGTAGTTATACGCACGGTAGCAGTTAATGTCGTACCACTTGAACGAGTCCTGATACGACACATCGTCGTCATCGCCAAGGTGGCACGGAATCCACATCCGACAGTTGAGCGTCTCGCCGTTGTTCCATACGAACATCTTCGGCGAATGGCAGTCAGCACCGACCTTCTTGTACCCGTCGATCTCGCCCGCCTCGATCAACTTGTCAACGAGGATTCGCTTTAGAAGGTCGTCGCAATCCACGGCGTACTGACGCTCCGCCAACCGAACGACCTTGTCCGAGCCGTCCTCAAGGTGGCACTCGTCGTAGATGACGCAACGGGCGACAATCAGACCGCTATTGTTCTCAAGATACGCCGCACGAGCCTTGACTGCGTTCTTATAGAAATAGTAGTAGTCGTCGTCCATCATACACGAGTTGAAATCGTCGGCACACTCGCTCGTGCTGTAAATCCGCTCGAAGGCGGACAGGTCCGAACTCACATGCAGCGTGTAGTCGGGGAGTTTGCTCGCCGCGTGAGTGTGCCACCGCTGCGTGAACTCCTCGCAGAACCACAGCATCACGGCCTCGTCCAACTCCTTGCCGAAATCGTACTCCATCAGTATGTCGTGCAGGAACCGCCCCGCCTTCTTCTTGTACACACGACCGTTGTCGCGACGCACATACCGGATGCTACCCGTGTCGCCGTCCTCGCAGATACCGTTGTATTCGTCCAGCTTGTACTGCTGCGACCACACGGTCCAGTTGCCGAGAAGGTTGATAGGGTCGCTGTCGCACAGCGAGTCGCACTCCCAACGAATACGACGCTCCAGCATCAGCCAGAGATCGTTCATATTCGTGATGTTCGCCTGCCTCCGACCGAATTGCTCCATCCCGGAGAACTCGTCGTCCTTCATCTTGAGCCATTTCGGGTTCTTGATGTAAGACAGAAGGACCTTGTTACGGCGCGATTTCGCACCGTTCCCGCATTCGCGGACTCCGAAGAGTTCCTTGAACCCCTCGTAGTTGTTGAAATTGTAAACCAGCATTGCTTTGTTTTGGTTTGTTCATCCAGTCTGTTATAGGCCGACCAGGACGCCTTGGCAAGCGGCGCCCCATCCCTGGAACGCCGCCCGAAACAATCATCAGCCGTGAATCGCCCGACCGACCGCACCGTCGCAGATGGCGGCGTAGAGATCGTAGTCGTCCTGCGGGTCAAGACCGCGGTCGACCATCCGCAACCGCACCTCCTCGTCAATCTTCGCCCACATCTCGTCGGTCACCTCGGAGAAATCGTAGTATCCTGCGAGCATCTCCTCAATCTCGTCGCGGTCTATGTACATCACTCGCCCTCCTTCTCCACGACAGACCACTTGCCGTCCGTGATGTTCTTAACGATGTCGTCCAGCTTCATCACGAAGACATAGTCGTCATTATATGTGAACCCGACGAGGAGCACGCGACCGATGTCGTCACCGCTCACACGCTCGGCGTTGTTACTGCTGTGGTAACTCAACGCCTGCTGAATCACGAAGAGATCCGCGTCGCTCTTCGGCTGAACGACATACATCATCGTCTCGTCGCTGCCGTCAAGCAAGTCACACTCCGTGTCCATCTTGATGGCAATCTGCTTCAGCCGGGCCTTGATGGCGCAGATGCAGGTCTTCTCGTAATTCTCGCACTCGCCCGCCTCGTAGAACACGGTTCCGTCATTGGCCTCGTACTCGACCACCACGCTCTCGTTCTGGATTTTTCTCTCAATCTTTTTCATTGCTTTTACTTTTTTATTTGTTAAACATTAGGGTTCTCTATGAAACACGCCTTGCCGCGGGCCGCCTGACGCTTGACAAGCGCCCTCGCCCGCTTCTCGGTCATCTCCAACTGGCCGCCCGTCATAAAGTAGACCTTGCGACCGTTCGTCATATAGTACACTCTTCTCATTTTTCAGACCATTGCAATAAGGAATGCGAGCGACCAAAAGCAAGCGACCACGAAAGCGGTCGCCACAGCAGCAGCGAACACGACAACCGCCGTGTCCACAATCTTTTCCATCTTCCGCACCATATCACTCGTCCTCCATCATATCGTGCATTGCCACCTCGGCCGCGTCGGTCAGTTCCTCCGAGGAAACATCCACCGACACACCGTTCCGCATCATCGTCCAGGCAGCGTAATCCAACACCGCCAACTCGGCGACAATCACTCCCGTGACCACCGCCTTCGCAACCCTACGCTTGTCCATCACTACGCCCTCCGAACACTCTTCAGTCGGACAGTCACGCCGCCCTTGAAATACTGCACGACGCTCACGGTGATCCCGCTCTTCGCCAACGCAGTCGTGAACCGCTTGCAGTCGCCGTCGCTGACCCAAGCCACCCCGCTCTTCAGCAGGTCTCTGATTTTTCCTTCCATCGCTCAAGCCGTTGCATAGTTACACATCGCCGCCGGGGCATCGTCCCAGGGCATCAGGTTGAACCGCTGAAGAAGCCAAGCGAACTTCTCCCGTCCGTAGTGCTCGCCAAAGCGACGCACCAGCTCGTCACGGACTTTACGCATCGTTGCACTCATTGCTCTTGCTTTTTATTCGTTGTCCTTACGCCTCGGTCGTCCTATTTATTCATCAGTATCTTCTTCGTCCCGTTCAGAAGATCGCTCAACACAATCGTTGCGTGCTCCTGCCGGCCGTACAGAAAACGAGCGTGCATCATATCGTTTGCCTCAACAAACCGACGCTCGGTCACCACATAATACTTTACCTTTCTCATCGCTCACTTGTTTATACGATTAGTGCCCGCCCCGGGAGTCGGACCCAGGTCGGGCAAGCCGTCCACGCAACCGCTGTCTTAACTACTTTCCCCACCGAGGGGATCCCTTTCTCGGTCGCGTCATCTGCCGTCGGTCGGTATTACTTGTTCTCCTTCTCGGTCTTCTCGGCACGGGCCTTGTTCGCACGGCGGACATAGTCGATCACCGCGCCGGGAGTCCAGGTGCTCTTCGGAACCATCTGGCCCTTCTTGTTCGTCATAATGACGCCGTCGGCCACCCATTTCGTGCCCGTAAGGTTCTCCACCACGAAAGCGGCGGAGAAGCTCTCAATCGTCAGGCCGTCGTTCTTGGCCGCATTGATGGAGTTGTTCAGCTCCTCGTCGCTCGTCTGCTTGTCCCAGACGATTTTGAGGGTGCGGATGGCGGCGTTCATCCCTTTGTGCTCCTGGTTGGCGATGGAGCGGAAACCCTTGGCGGTCTTGGCGGTGAAATTCATTTTAGCCATTGCTTTTGTCGTTCGGTATTAAACCCCCGTCCACGGTCTAAATTATCGTTCGTGCTTATGCACTTGTACGGGCGGTGCGGAGTCGGACCGCACCCCCGTAAAGCCGTTCGTTTGAGATCCCTTTGCACCCGTCCACCGAGAACGGGCTGTACCGAATTTACGCAGTCTCTCAAACCATAGCCGTTTTCCTGTTTTCTGCTCTCGGGGCATATTCACTTTAGGCATATATCAGTGGCTTTTGTCCCTCACTAGCGTTTTTTGTCTTTTGCTCAAACCTAGAAACTTATCATTTACTTTGGGTTTATATTCGCAAAAACTTGCAATCCCGTAGAATTGCAGTATTTTATATTGATTTATTCCCGTTCGTTTGATAGCAATAGAAATTCCACAAAATACCTATTTATTCCCGTGCTTTTGGCGAACTATTTACTTATATTTCCTAACTTGTTAAAAGTAGCCGTAGGCATTTAGCAAGATACGGGAAAAACCGCTTTTGGCGTTTTTCGTAGTCTTTTACGGGAAAGCAAACGGAAAGTACATTTTACCCTCGTAGTTTGTCCGTTTGTTGTCTTTGTAACCCCTTACAAATAACCCCTATTTTGTAACCCGTACAAATATGGGGAAATAGTTACCTATTAGTAACCCCTATTGCATACGAACACAGACTTTTCAAAGAACTGCACCCCTTTCCCGGCCTACGGCCTAAAATCCCGTGCGAATACCTAACTTTTTTCCGTAGCAAGTCCGAAACCCTCAAACCCTTTCCCTAACTTGCTACTGCAAAGGTATAACGAATTTTTGATACTACCAAAAAAAATTATGTCAAATTTTCGCACAAAAATGTCCAATTTTCCCAATAGCACTGTAACTGCTTGATAATCAGCAAGTTACGCCCAAGGACTACAATCTGGTCGGGTTTCTAAAATATTTACAAAATTTCTTAAAAAATTTTAAAAACTCCAGATCTGAAAAACGCACAGTGTTAGTATACTATCAAGATAATACACCCTTATACGCGTGCGTGCGTCCTTTCAATATGCGAGAAAATTGCACCCAGCCCAGCACTTCTTAAAAAATTTTAAAAAGGTGTATTTTTGTGTCAAATTTACGCAAACAAAACTGAAACCTCGGTTTTGCTTTTGCAAGCCTCTATAATCCACAAAGTTGCAAAGGTGGACGGGAGTTCCCAGGACGAGCGAAAGGCGACGCCGGGGTGCGATTCTGAAATTTTTTTTCTTGATTTTGAGGGAGTTAGGTCTGTCGTGCACAGACTTGCAGAAGCGATAGGTCGCTTGTGCCAAAATGTAGCACAATGTAGCCAAAACTCGTTGGTCGTACCAACTACACCTTTTTCTACACTCTGTAACCTATTAATATATATGTATTTACCTCTATATATGTAGAAATGTATATAGGTATATAATAAAGATGTACCTTGAACAAGGTATATGTTTAGAAATACGGCGTAGGAAAAAGGAAGGAAAAATTACTACACTAAACTACACGAATGCCACCGAGAGCCGTGAAATGGCGATTTTTAGTGTAGTTTTACTACACGAGAACTACATTTTCTTGCATTTGCGAAAAAAAGCGCTTATCTTTGGCTCGGAAAAATTTCAAAAAACAAGCGTATGAAGAAGCAGGTAATCATCGTAAAATGCCTCGAAAACGGGGTAAAACGGGTGTTTGAGAACCAGGATGAGGCCGGAGAGGCCCTCGGAGTGACCGCCGCGAGCATCTCGTTGGCGTGTACGGAGGGCCGTCCGACGGCCGGGTATCTGGCGAGGCGGTGCGAGCGTGTGTATCTGGTGCACGTCAAGGCCCACGACATCTGGCTGTTGTGCGTGAAGAACGCCCGCGGTGCGTATGTCGAGATGGGGAATCCGAACAGACGGGTCGCGGAGAGCGAGTACGACGAGGTGCGTGACATAACGGTAGGCTGGTACTGGCAATGATTGCGAAGGGTGAGTTGCGTCTGGGACAGCGGGTGCTGTACGGCGCGGAGCGTGCGGGTGCTGTCGTGGACGGCATCTGCAACGAGTGGGTCGGCCTGCGGCTGGACCGCGGCGGATATGTGTTGGCGAGATGGGAGGATGTGTATGAGGATCGGGAAGGATAGGGCGCGTCGCGTTCGGATAGACGCGAGGTACGAGGTGAGCGAGGACGGGATCGTCTGGTCGTGCGGGTTGCCCCTGGAGCCGATTGGCGGCGAGGGCGTGAACTTGCACGGGAAGCGGGTGAAGATTGCGTATCTGGTGGCGAGGGCGTTCGTGCCGAACGGGGAGTGCCGGAAGTATGTGAGGCACAAGGACGGAGACAGGACGAACAACGCAGCGGCGAATTTGGAGTGGAGCGACGAGAAGGAGGAGTCGAGGCGGGGTCGGAAGCCGATGGTGCGCTGGATCAAGGCGTGGCACGAGGACGGTTCCGTCGCTGGCGTGTGGGGCAGTGTCGCGGAGGCGTCCGTGGAGACGGGGGCGAAGCCGGAGGCGATACGGGCTTGTCTGTACGGTCGTCGTCGCAGGGCCGGCGGTTTGATGTGGAGGGATTTGTGATGCGAGGGAAGCGATGGGAGTCCTGGATGGACGATGTGTTGCGTGAGCGGTTCGCGGACGAGTTGAACGCGGTGCTCACTCGCGAGTTGGGTGTCAGTGTGCGTTCGTTGGAGCGTCACGCAAGGAAATTGGGGCTGGAGAAGAGCGAAGGGTTGAAGGCGAAGGCGAAGGAGTTGTCTGCGGACGGGTACAGGAGGTACTGCGAGTATATGCGTATCACGGGTCAGAAGATTCGGCGGAGCGGTGTGTGCGGTAAGCCTTTCGAGAGGGGGCACAAGTTTGACCCGGAGGTGGAGGAGCGGAGGATTGCCGCGATAAGGGCGAGGAGCGACGACGAGCGGAGGCGGATTTTGCGTGGCATGAGCAGGAGGACCGGGTGGAGGATGGTGGATTACGCGACGGGGAAGAAAGTGTAGTGTGGCTGCGGAGAAAAAAGTCGCGGTAATTGTTGGAAAGTTGTTGAAAAGTGTTATATTTGCAGAAAATTCGTTTTTTATGGAAAGAGGAAAGATTGAGATCAAGTTCGGGATACTCGACCGAGTCGTGTATCTGAACACGGCGGCCGCGAGGTTCGAGACGGCGGTCGTGAAGGGCATCCGCGTCGTGCCGACGGGGATTCACAAGGACGAGTCCGGTGTGGATGTGCTGGACGGCTATGTGGTGCTTTACGAGTTGTTCGACGGTCCGATGCTTGCGCAGGACGAGGTGTTCGGCACGGCGGAGGAGGCGAAGGCGTACTGGATCGAGCAGTTCGGCAGGATTTAGCGGCCGGGATGGCGGGATACCTCAGAAGGTTAGAGGTCGGGAGGTGGCGAAATTGCGCTGAAACAAGTGCAGCCTTCCGAAGTCGCGGGTTCGAGTCCCGCTCCTGTCGCCACGCAGTGATGCGGAATTGTTGTTCGTAGGAAGGGTGGCCGAGTGGCTGATGGCGTCGGTCCTGAAAACCGAAGCACCCTCTGGGTGCCGGGGGTCCGAATCCCCCTCCTTCCTCTGAAGAAATTGCGAAGCGTCAATGGGTACGGCGCGGGCATAGTGATATCGCCGGGGTGCGAAGGGTGTACCCACCTCTCTACGGAGAGGCCCTTCGTGTCTCGGCTTTTTATGAAGAGTTAAAAACCGTGAGATTTGATTACATAGTGGATTATCTATGTCAGACGGCTGGTCCATCGATAGACGGGACCGGGTCGTCGGACCAGAGCATCAACAAGTTGTCGGAGGCGTCGATGGCGATGGCGTTCCGTCGTTACATCTGCGGTATGGACGGGGACGAGGGGTGTGATTTCTTCAAGATGGACGATGACGACCAGTTGTATGTGTTCAACGGGGAGTATTTCGAGGTCGTGAAGGACGAGATGCTGACGGAGATCATCGTGGAGGTGATGTCGAAGATGCATGTGGGTATAGTGTACCAGGCGAACAGCGCGGAGCGTATCAAGGAGTTCTGTATGAACAAGCTGAAGGCTGACGAGCGTTGTCATTTCGAGCCTGACCGCCGTTATGTGTGTTTCCGCAACGGTGTGTTCGACTGCGAGACTGGGCGGTTGAACAAGTTCGATGTGCGTTACAAGACGGACATCGTGTTGGATTTCGACTATGTGAAGGGTCAGCGTAGTGCGTTGTGGGACAAGGTGCTTGCGCAGACGGTTCCCGACGAGAGTATGCGTGAGACATTCCACCAGTTCTGCGGTTGTTTTTTGGCGAAGCGGTCGGACTACAAGATTGAGTACATCTGCTTTGTGGTCGGCGAGGGCCAGAACGGCAAGAGTATCATCTGCAAGGCGGTCATCAATATGCTCGGGAGGGGTGTGGCGAGCAGTTACAGCCCCGAGCAGTTGTTCAAGAGCGGGAACCAGGCGGAATACCACCTCGCGGATGTGAACGGGAAGGTCGTGAACTACTGCGACGATGTGTCGAAGAAGGACTTTTCCGGCGGGGATTTCAAGGCGTTTGTCTCTGGCGGGGAGTTCACGGGTAGGCATCCGTACTCCCGGAGGCCGACGAAAGTGACGAAAGTGCCGTTGATGTTGTGCTGTGCGAACGGGATGCCCCCGACCACGGACGACACGGACGGGTACTTCCGTCGCTTTTTGATTATACTGGCTCCGAACAAGATTGACGAGCGTGACAAGGATGTGACGCTTGAGAAGAAACTGCAGGCCGACGATGTGCGGGCGGCGATATTCAACTGGATGTACGACGGGTATCGGTCGTTTGTGGAGAACGGCGGCAAGATTGAGGTCGCGTCGAGCGTGCGTGACATCGTGGAGGAGATGAAAGAGAATTCCAACAGCCTGCGGAGATGGATTTCGACGATGGGCTATTGGGCGGCACCAGACCCCGGCAATGCGGGAGCGCCGGGGTGGAAGAGTCTGAAGGAATGGGTGCAGGAGTATATCCGTTACTGCAACGACTGGGGCGAGACGCCCCGTTCGCGGAGTGCGGTTACGGAGCAGTTCAAGAAGATGGGATGCGTGAGCAAGCGTCGTAGCGACGGCTTGTGGTACTATATGGAAATGCGTGCGGTCGAGACCGAGAAGAAGGAGCCGTCGGAGTCCGTGAGGCTCGCGGAGACGGCTTACGAGGCGACCTTGGCGGCCGAGAAGGATTTGCCGTTTTAGGATATGGGGAAGGACGATAGATATAGGGGGCAGTACGACCCCGTTTCGGCGCTTCGGAACGCCCCGAAATTGTTGGGGATGGAGCTCGTGAAGCACGGGCAGAGTCTGCAGGGCGGTTACTACTTGAACGGCGAGCGTCACGCGTATCGGAAGGACAAGCTGAAGGTGTTCATCAGCCGTGGGAGCGTCTGGGTGCGTGAGGAGGGCGACCGTTGCTTGAGTCTGGTGCAGTGGTTGATTGAGTTCGGCGGTGCGGCGGATTTCAAGGACGCGTTGCGGATGATTAACGGCGAGAGCCAGGCCCTGGTCTGGAATAGAGAGGTGAGGGAGAAGGCGGTGTCGAGGGTGCAGTATGTGGACCCGTCGGCGTTGGAGGGTGCGAGGCAGTACGGGCTGGAGAAATGCTCTCTGTTCAGATGGATGTGCACGCTGTTCCCGGAGGATCGTGTGCGTGAGGCGTGGAGAGTGTATAATGTGACGACTGACAGCCACGGGAACGCGGTGTTCTGGTATGTGGACCAGAGCGGTAGGGTTTTGTTTGACAAGAGGATATTTTATGGAGAAGACGGTCATCGGGACAAGAGTTTCTTCCCCGGTCGGCAGTACCGAGTTGCCGACGGGTACAGCGGAAAGTGCTATTTCGGGGCGTGCCTCGCAGACGACGGGCGAAAGTGTTTTGTCGTCGAGTCGGAGAAGACGGCCCTGCTCGGGTACTTGTTTTATAATGGACGCCGTTTTCTGGCTACTGGCGGGAAACAGAATCTCCGGGAGATAGAGCCGGGGATGATGTTGTGTCCCGACCTCGACGCCCGTGCGGAGTGGGAGGAGAAGGGCGAGGTGTTCCCCTGGTGGGAGCGTTGGCCCGCTGGCGTGGCGATGGGCGAGCACGCGGATATCGGCGATATGGTTGTAGCGAAGAGGTTATGTGCATCTGGAAGGTGAACGAGGAAGAGCGTCGGTGCGAGTTCTGCTCGTACCGCGAGGGTTGCGAGCGTTATCCGAGGCTGGAGACCCCGGAGGGTCGCAAGAATTGGTATGTGTCCGTGATAAACGGGATACTCGGTGCTGATGTGTTGCAGCGGTGTCGTCGAAAGGATCTCGTTTGGGGTCGGTATATGGTAGCGTATATGCTTCGCAAGGCTGGTATGACGCAGGAGAAGGTCGGTCGTCTGGTCGGGTTGGACCATGCGACGGTGTATCACTGCGAGAAGCAGGTCGAGAGGATGCTGGAGCGTCCTTCGATGTACCAGGAGGAATTCAAGGTTTGGAACTTGTTTATCAGTAAGATATGAGAAAATGGTGGTTTTTTAATTTCCGCAACCCGAAAGTGCGGGTTGGTGCGAATTTGAACGGCGGTTTCAGTTGGATATTCCGTCGTTTCTGGATGGAGATTTCCACGATTAGCGGGAATTTCCGTATGCGTGTCACGGCTGGCGAGCATCCTTTCGGTTACCTGGTTGCCGGGAAGGGCGACGAGAACATAGAGGGCTACTGCCAGACGGTCTATACGGTCGCGATGCTGTTGACGACGGACCAGGGGTTCGTGAACGATGTGAACAAGGCGATTCAGAAATACCAGAAGCGTCTTGAGAAGAACGCGAAGGTCGTGGAGGACAAGGATGAGGAGAAAATCGCCCTCGAAGGCGAGAAGGCGTTGCAGGAGCGTATCGAGATGAGTCCGAAGGAGCGTCGCAAGGCTGACAGAGAGACCGATAAGCGGTTCAAGGAGACCGTGAAGAAGGCTATAGAGTAGCAATGCCGAGTTACGAGCAAAATGTGCAGTCGGCGATACGGCTGCTTCGGAGCATCCCGAAGGACGGGCCGATTGAGCTCGCATACAGCGGAGGGAAGGACAGCGATGTGCTTCTGGAGCTCGCGAAGATGGCTGGTGTCGAGGTTGTTCCGATTTACCGCCAGACGAGCATAGACCCGCCCGGAACGACCGCCCATGTGAAGGCGAACGGCGTGGATGTCCGACGCCCGAAGGAGACGATGCTGGCTATGATTGAGCGGAGCGGGACGCCGACGATGTTGCGGAGGTGGTGTTGCCAGCGTCTGAAGGAGTATCCGATACACGCAAGGGTGATTATTGGAGTAAGGCGGAGCGAGAGCAAGGCGAGGTCGGAGCGTTACAGCGAGCCAGAGGCTTGTCGCGTGTACGGAAAGGGTGTCCGCGTGAGGCAGTATTATCCGCTTCTATGGTGGAGCGACGAGGATGTGGAGAGGTTCATAGAGGAGCGTGGGATAAAGTGCCACCCGTTATACTACGACGAGAACGGCGATTTCAGGGTAGAGCGTAGGCTCGGTTGCGTCGGGTGTCCGATGTCCCAGAGGGGCGCTCGCGAAGGGTTCAAGAAGATGCCGAAACTGCTCGCTCTCTGGTTGCGGTCATTGAGGCGGTATCGCGAGAGACACCCGGATACGGAGGTTGCGAAACTGTTCCGAGACGAGTACGACCAGATGTTCTGCAACCTTTACTGCCACTCGAAGAAGGACTTTCTGGACCGGATCAATTTCCCCGTCTATCCTGTCGGTTGTGCTGACAAGGCTGGCTGGCGTGAGCGTTATTTTGGCATAAAAGCAGGGGATTCTCCGCATTTCCCTGACGAGAGATTCAAGTTCAATACGAGGCTGTTCCTCGAGGACGAATTTGGTATAAATTTTGAAGCATTTTTTACTCAAAATCACATCTTATGACACAAGTACAAGAGAACATCCATTATCGGACGGGTGGGCGTCTTACGCACTGCGGCGTGGAGTGTCTGCCGAACGGGTCCGATATCGAGCGTATCGTTATCGAGCGCATCGAGTACAAGGAGAAGGAGGTCATCAACGGTCGTACGGAGGAAGGCGTCTGGATTGCGTATTTCGCACCTAATCCGTACACGAAACTGCCGTTCATTCTGAACGCGACGAACCGCAAGCGTCTCGTCAAGCAGTTCCCCGAGTGTGACGGCTATCCCGCCCGCTTGAAGAACATCGCCGTACGGCTCACGAAGGAGCGTACGCGTGATGTGCAGGACGGAGGCGAGACCTGGGGCCTCCGCATCAGCAAGACGCCGGCGTCGCAGGAGGCGGCTCCAGTCGCCCCGGCGAAGAAGGTCATCCGCGAGGACCAGATTCAGGTCATCGTCGACTGGGCGAAGCAGAAGAACTTCGGCATCGAGAAGGTGGCCGAGCTGTACGATTTCGAGTCGCCCGATGTGCGTAACGGCATCGCGGAGGCTCTGAAGGTTGAAGATTTACCCGATTAGCATATGACAAGAGAAGAGGAATGGCTGCAGAAGCGGCTGGGAATGATTACCGCGAGTGAGCTCAACCAGCTCACGAGCAAGAGCGGTAAGATTATCGAGGGAACGCTGTCGTACATCCGTGCGAAGCGTTGGGAGCGGAAGCACGGCTTCTCGCATCCCGTGTCCGCGAGGGCGATGGATATCGGCAACGAGCAGGAGCCGTACATCGCAGAGTGGTGTCGTGCGAACCTCAAGGAACTCGGCACGATTGTGTACTCGAAGGAGTTGCCCGAACTGCCGTTCTGGCTGGCGGACGACTGCCGTTTCGGGGCGTCTCCAGACGCATACACGGAGGACGAGAGCATCGTGCTCGAGTTCAAGACGCTGGTCGGCAACACCGCGATTGAGTTCTTCGGCGACGACTACACCTCGTACGAGGAGAAGAAGGAGGCTGTGTGGAGCGACCACGGGGACCAGATTATCGGTTTGATGATGTCCAATCGCAAGGTGCATGAGGTCTGGCTGGTCAAGTACATCTACCAGGACGACGACATTATGAAGGACACGGACTCCCCGAACGCCCAGTGGCGTGGCCTGGTGTTCAAGTTCAAGCGTGAGGATTTCGGTCTTTCCATCAACGAGATGCGTGACCGCGTGAACCTCATCGACGCGATGATTGACGCCCCTGTCAACGCTTCCGATTTCAAGAAGGGCAGTTGGAGCGTGAAGGACGGTAAACTGGTCAACGGGTGATGAGTAGCCGTGAGATCATAGATATGGACGGGTGCATCGTCCGCGACGAACGCGGTCGTGCACTCGCCGTATTGCGTGACGGCGGGGACTGCATCGTCGTGAAGAAGATGCCGGGGTGCACGATAGGGACTTATTTCTACATTATGACATTCCTCAAGGAATGCGGATTTGAGGTGAAATGAGCAGCGGGCTTCTGACACGGTTGACAGCGAAGACGGCCATCCGTTTTATGTATCTCTGCTTCCAGCGCGGGGTTCTCGACGCGTTCGAGTTCGGAAACGATACGGACGCGAGGGAGTTCTACGAGCAGAAACTTGCCGACTGGACATTCGGCACGCTCGTGCACCCAGAGTTTTCCGACTGGCGTGCGTTCCGCTCGCAGTTGTACTGGTGGGCGAGGGAGCATCGTATGAAGACGCTTGCGGAGGTGTATCTGTTCCGCATACGGAACAAGAACTACACCTGGTGCATCCTTCCGTATTGTATGAGGTTCTATCTGATGGGCGTGAAGGAGTGGCTTGACTACCCGAACCCCGGAGGCATTGAGCTCTTCAAGCAGACTGGGAAGGACCACTGGAATCCGAACGCCCCGATGAAGACGATGACGCGGATGGACATCATCTCGTACCTCCACACCTTCGAGTTTGATTTCCGCTATGCGGAGGACATTGACCTCGGCGTGTCCGAGGCGTCTATGTCGAGTTTTATTTCTGCGGTATACGACTTGAGTAGGAAATATGTCACTGGACGAGAGCAAGAGGAAGATATTTAGTGCTTCCCACGAACTCCCCGGCAAGTTCTGGCTGGATTACATCCTCCTTCCGTACGGGGCGTTCTACAACAAGACAAGGCAGTTTCTGGATGCGAAGAAGGGTGATACCCTTCGTTTTTTCAACGGCCCGGATGTGAAGATTGAGAAGGTGTTTCTCATCGACTGCGACGCGGTATGCGATTTTCTCTGCCGTATGCGTTACGGCATCACTTGGGACAAGGCTTTCGCCGTCTGGTTGCGGTACGCGAGGATGGAAGGACACGACAAGTCGATTTTGAGCACGACGCAGTGCATTTTGGTAACTTACAATGCAGAAGATACAGAGTAAATACACGGAGAGGCTCGTGATGCCGTCAAATGCGGCGAGCGAGGACATAGTGGAGACTACGGACGGCGTTAAATGCCGTCTGAAATATATCTCCACGATGAACAACGAGAGGGGTGATTACAACGACCTCTTGGACGATTTCTGCCAGGAGCTTTATGGATGCCCGTTCTCCTCGATAAGGTCCATCTGGATTGCGAGGCTCGGGAGCGTATCGGATTTCTGGAATCTTGTTGAAATGGAGAAGATAGATGATTGAACTGCGGTCATACCAGGATAGGCTGATATCTGAAGCGAGACAAGCGCTCCAGAGGCACAAGCATATCATTATGCAAGCACCAACTGGTGCGGGGAAAGGCGTGCTCATCGGATCAATGGCGTCGATGAGCAAGTATCGCGTGCTGATTCTCGCCCATAGCGAGGAGATTCTCAAGCAGGATGCCGACCATGTTCGCAAGTGGGGGATGGACTGCCGTGAGGTCCTCGCGAAGACGAAGAAGATGCCTACCGAGGGGAATGTGGCGATGATGGTCCAGACGCTTCGTCAGAGGCTGAAAAAGCAGGACTGGTTTTTCTGGTTCACCTCGTTTCGGTTCATCATCATCGACGAGTGCCACCGCTCGGAATTTGATGTCGTGTTTGAGCAGCCGGGTATAGAGAGCATCTTCATTGTCGGGTTGTCCGCGTCGCCAGCGAGGTACGGTCAGATGCGTCAGCTTGGCCTCGACTACGGGGCGGTCGTTGTTGGACCGCAGGTCGGAGAGTTGGTTCGTGACGGCTATCTATGCGGTTGCAAGTTGTACTCGCTGGACGCTCCGTCCCTTGACGATGTGGAGTGGTCATACGGGCGTGGAGACTACAACCTCTCCCAGATGGCGTCAAAGTTTAAGTCCCGTGCGAGATATGTAGGTGCTGTCGAGAACTACCAGCGGATATGCCCCGGCGAGAAATGCCTCGTCTTCTGCTGCTCGAGCGAACAGACAATCGGTTTGACGAAGGCGTTTTGCGAGGCGGGAATCGATGCGAGGTACTGCCTCTCTGGGGATTTTGACGAGGATGAGGAATACAGCGGAGAACGGAAGGATGTCGTGAAGGCATTTGCGAGGGGCGATTTCCCCGTACTCGTGAATTTCGGTCTCTTCACGACGGGCATCGACATTCCAGACATCAAGGTAGTGATGTTGATGTTTTCGACAACATCGCTGGTCAAATACCTTCAGTGCCTCGGTCGTGCGAGTCGCATTGCAGACGGGAAGAACGGGGAGTTCATCTGCCTTGATTTCGGTCGCAATTACGAGCGTCTCGGGCGTTACGAGGATGACCGCGAGTGGAGCGTGTGGCACAAGACGAGTGCTGGAGGAGGTGTAGCCCCGGTAAAGGAGTGCAAGGGTTGCGGACGGCTTGTCCCGGTGTCGTGGACGGACTGTCAGTTCTGCGGATATCATTTCCCGACCGTGCACGAGATTTACAAGGCAGAGTTGCAGGAGATCGTCTCGAAGAAGAGCGATGGCGAGGAGGAGACTCTGGAGCAGTATGTGGCGAGAAAGAGGCTGGAGGGGAAGAAGACTAACTGGATCCTCGTGAATGTGTGCATCAAGAACCCGGAGAACCAGAAGGAGGCGTTTATGAAGGCCATTGAAGTGCTACGGACAAAACATGGGGAGAACATTAGTCCAAAGTATTATTACTTTTTCCGAAAGAATATCCTTGACAAGGTAAAGGCCAAGAAAAAAGAAGAAAGTCCTTCTCTATTCAAATAATTCTTTTTATCTTTGCATAAACGCTCGTGTTGCAGACGAGTAATAGAAATATAAGAGCCCCGGATGAGTAGGGAGGTGCTGCAACCACCTTTTGAAAATCCGGGGATTCGTTTTTTTTAGCAGAAAAGTAAGAATATGATTATTTCAGAACAAAAAGGATGTGTAGTCGGTTTTCAATATGACGAAAATGGATTTCAATTGCAAGTTGATGCGTATCCTGTTGGTATAAATTGGGTATGTCAGAGTTATTTTTTTCCATTCAATCAGAACAGACCGAAATCCTTTGATCCCGACGAATTCCGTGGAAAGCGGGTGAAGATAACTGTAGAAATGGAGAAGGAGTAGTTATGGACATCGAGATTAGAAGGAATCGGGACATAAGTTTCAGCGTGACATGCCAGAATCCGGAAACGCTGAAAGAGTTGTTTCAACTGACGGATGAACAGAAGCGCCAGCAGGAGAGGTATGAAACCTGGCGCCGTCAAATGGAGGATGAGTTTTGGCGGTTTGTAAATGAACATCCGACTCGTGATTGTAACGGAGAACTAATCAAGCCAGAGACGCACGAAATCGGGTTTGATTTTGGCGAACCAGGCGATGATGGCATGACGGAGGTGAAAACGATGTGGGTCCGTCCCAAGAAAAGCGAATACGAGAAATGAAATCAGTAATCTACGAGTTTGACCCTGTGATATACCCGACGAGGCTCTGGGTGTGTAAAAAACCGAGCGTTGAAGATGTCAGTGAACTTTTTTACCCATTCAACAACGATGGCGAAATGGTGGATAGTTTTGGGGATGTGTTCGAGTATGATAACGGGAAATACGCAAATACTCTCATCGTCGGGAACAAGAAGAGCCGGATGCGAGGTTGCCTTGTGTCAATCTTCCTCCCTGGAGAATGTGGCGCTGGCGTATGTTCTCACGAGGCTTTGCATTACGTAGCATATTTGAGCGAACAGTTCGATATACCCTTGGGCGGATTTGATACCAGCGAGCCTCTTGCTTATCTTGAGCAATGGGCTACGAACTGCATTGATTCTGTTTTGAAAGGTCGTCCAGAGAAAATGAAAGGAGTAAAAGTTGATTAAAAAAAAGGCGCAAGTGGGAACCTGCGCCATGAACTAATTCTAGGATTGGAAGCCCTTAACGAGTTAGTTTTTATCACTCTGTACCAGAGATGAAATTACACTTTTGGGACGGGTATAATTCCAAGAGCAAATATAGTAAAAAATATAATAACATGAAACCAGGAGACAAGGTGTGGGTGTTTCAAAGTGGAACACAAGAGATTAGAGAAGAAGCCGCATTGAATGTTACGGAATATCCATGCGGAGCGGTTTGGATTTCAACAATGAGTGAGTGCGGAATACTGAATCGTGATGTTTTTCCTACCCGCGAGGCCCTGTGCGAACACTATCGTAAAATATTTGAATGAGAAGAATGGACGCATACGGCGTAAGTAGAACCCGCGACAAAAAAGGAGAGATCATCAAGCAGACCACGCTTCCGTGGGTGAACTGCATCCACCGAAACGCTGGCGGCGGTTGGAAGACGATGGAAATCCTGATATTGGAGGTCTATGAAGACGATAATACCCTTCGACGATTATAACCACCGACTGCACCCTGGTGCGGAGTGCGTCGGTACCGTTCTCCCGACTTGGGGGAATTTCGCGCTTACAAATGGTTGGAAACTACTTGAAATATATGACGATAAAGAACCCACTGAAGGGACAGACTGAATACGGCTGGCATTTCGAGCAGAATGTATACGAGTTCGACAGCCTAATTCGGTCAGTAAAGGCTGGAGGAGGTTCAGGGAATATACCGAAAATAATCATTGATATGGCAAAACACTACCGAATCAGAAAACTCACTCCCACGGAGTGCCTACGCCTTATGGGCGTGAGCGATGGAGACATCGCAAAGATGAAGGCGGCTGGAATCAGCGACAGCCAGTTGTACAAGCTCGCCGGGAACAGCATCGTCGTGAATGTCCTTGTTGAGATTTTCCGAAGGGTGGATTTCGGGAATGATAAACTGCGAGTCTTCGAGGCGTTCTCCGGATATGGTAGCCAGAGTATGGCTCTCCGCCGACTTGGTGTCGACTACGAGGTGGTCGGCATTAGCGAGATCGACAAGTACGCTATTACGGCGTACAATGCGGTCCACGGCGAGACGAAGAACTATGGAGACATCAGCAAGATAGACTGGGCGGAGGTCCCCGATTTCGATTTCCTCACATATTCATTCCCGTGTACCGATATCAGCAATGCTGGTATCCAGATGGGTTTCGAGGAAGGCTCTGGCACTCGGAGTTCCCTCCTCTGGGAGTGCAAGAAGGCGATTGAGGCGAAGAAGCCGAAATTCCTTATGATGGAGAATGTCAAGGCGATAGCCAGCGACAAGTTCCTTCCAGGCCTATTGAAATGGCAGGACTACCTCACGGAGCAGGGGTATACGAATTTCGCGGAAATCCTCAACGCAAAGGACTATGGAATTCCGCAAAATAGGGAGCGCTGTTTCATTATCTCAATCTACGGAGACGCGTGGTACAATTTCCCGGACCCGATGCCTCTCGAGCTGAAACTGAAGGATATGCTCGAGGAAAGTGTTGGCGAGAAATACTATCTTGACCAGGCTCGCGTTGACGAGTTCATCTCGAACCTCTCTCCAGACAAGCGTGAAGAACTTGAAAAAGGTTATACCAGTTAACACGGTTTTCGGCGTGGCGAAGACGGTCTGCGCGGGGTACTACAAGTACGGCGTGCAGCCCCTTCTCACGGGCAATTTCGGAACGACTGGGACAATAGTGCTTGAGTATGAAGAGACTGATTCTGGACGGGTACAATCACAAGATTTATGATGGCGAGATCATCGGCACGATTGTCCCGCAGAACAGCAGATGGGGATTGACAAATGGATACAAGATTATTGAAATCGATTCCGTACAACACGACGGCGGACGGGACTGCACAGACAATCAAGGCGCAGTATTATAAGAACGGATACATCAACTTCGTCGAGAAGGACAACCAGTTCGGAGCGACGGGGGTGCTTGAAATCTATGAAGACGATAGTCCCAATAAACACGACCAATGACGGGTGCGCCTACGGTGTGAAGGCGAGTTATTTCAAGAACGCGGCCATCACCACGCTCACTGGCGGAGGCGGGCATTTCCCGTGCACTGGAATATTGGAGGTTGAAGATGAAGAAATCGAACAGACTCGGTAAGATAAACTCTTCGCAGGACGGCGTGATTGTCTACGAGTGGTCGGTCGCTCCGTGCTTGAGCGCCGGCCACGGGAACTGTCCGAAAGTTGTTTTGCTGTATGAAACTGAAGATACGAAACGCGACGAAGAAAGGGTATGTTGAGGTCCCAGTCGGGGGTGTCTTCGACGGCTCGTATTTCGGAAGCAAGACGCGAAGAGGCCGAGTCCAGGGGAATGGCGACATCTGCCCTACAATAACTGCAACCACACAAGAGATATATGTCTACGAAGGGTACACCGAGGATTGATAGAATTGGCAACCTCTACGGTTTCACTGGCGGATCCTTCGCCGGGATGATATACGGCGTTGGGGGTATAGCCCCGACGATAAACACATCTGGAGGAGGCCAGCGTGAGCCGTTGATATTGGTATGCGAAGAAAAGAAATAATTCGTATCTTTGCTCCATGATCATCGACACGCCCGCACCGCCGACAAGGAGAGCACGGTCTATGCCAGAGGGACGAATCCAGGCGGAGTGCTATCAGTTTTTCTGGAACGAGTACCCGCAATATCGCGGTTTGTATTTCGCCGTCCCGAACGAGAACTCAAGGTCTGACTCGAATGCGATTTCTGGCGGACAGAGGAAGGCGATGGGCGTATATCACGGGGTTGCCGACACATTGATGCTGATACCGAGAGGCCGTTATCACGGCCTTGCGATAGAGTACAAGGACGAGCACGGGCGTCAGTCCGTACATCAGGTTGCATGGCAGTCTCTTGTCGAGTCGCAGGGGTACAAATACTGCTTGTGCCGTAGTTTGGCACAATTCAAGGAAATTATACAAGAATACTTTAACCAGAAATAGTATGCCACGCTCTGCAAGAATACCGCTCCGACCGAAGGATTTCTCGACATCGCTGTCGCAGATGGAGCAGGCCGCCATCACTTGGTATGTGCTTTCCGGGTGCTCGAAGAAGGAGGCTTTCATCACTTTTGCGAGACCAGATATGCTTGGCTCCCGTGCGAAGGCGGCGATAGATGACTATGTTAACCAGTTCTTCGCCCAGAAGGAGGTGAAGGACTACATTGCTGCGTACGACGAGACAATCTCGGAGTTCCTCAACCCGAAGAAGAAGACAATCGTCGACTCCGTGACCGTGGAGGAGAAGAAATCAAAGGCGTTGACGAAACTTGTCGAGTATGTCCTTTCGGAGGCGAACCACATCGAGGAGTCGGATGATCCGAAGGCAATCCTCGACTACGCGAACAAGATTGGCATCTTTGATGTCAGCGAAAAGGTGGAGGAACTGCCACGGCGGTATCTGCCAGTTTCCTGCTCTGGATGCGAGTATCGCAAGTTCGTCGAGGAGAACTGTGACAGAGAGGAGAACGGCACGGATTTTGAAGCAAGTGAGTAGCATTGCTTTTGCTTTGGGCGGTGAAATCCTCGGAGAGTAGCCGCCTTTTTTTAGTCTTTTATTCACTCAACATATGGAAATCAAAGGTAAAGTTTTAGCGAAGCCCGCCTCGGAGGCTGGTGTTTCGTCAAGGGGCCCCTGGAAGAAGGCGTATCTGGTTGTCCGATACGAAGAGGGGCAGTATCCGAAGGACATCCTCATCTCGAGTATGAGGAAGGCAGAGGAAATGGAACGCGTCCAGATTGGACAGTCCGGGACCTTCAAGTTCGATGCACGCACAAGACAGGCGAACAACGGGAAATGGTACTGCGAGCTCGAGTGCTGGGCGTTTGACATCGACCAGCAGCAGCACGGCGGTTATCAGCAAGGCCCCATTTAGAACGGGAGCACCCAAGAATAGGGTGCTCTTTTTTATGCCGAACGGCAACCGAATTGAATTAGAACGAGAATTTCATACGAAAATACGAAAAATTATTATCTTTGCAAAAACTGTCTAATTGTGTTTCGACTGAAGAATAAAGATGCCAAGTTCCCGACGCTCTATGAACATGTAGAGAGGAAACTACCTACCGTGAAGGATAAGGGGTGGGACAAGGTCGGCGACTTTATGCTTCGGGAGAAAAAGGACTTTATGCCACAGCCGGGGCTTCAGGAGAATTTCATAAGGTGCGACAGCAACATCATTTTCCTGTGCGGAGCCGCGACGATGGGCAAGACATACTCGATGCTGATGAAATTCCTCGGGGGCATCGAGAAGCCGGGGTTCTCTGGGCGATTCATTTCGATGCGACTCGCCGACTCGAAGAAGGGTACATCGATTTATAGGGACGCTGTCGAGTTGCTCGGCAATTTTTCCGACTGCGAGGTGTCCTCGAGCGACTCCCCGACATTCGCTTGGTCGAAATGGAACTCCGCAGTCCAGCTCATCCATAGCAATTTCAACATCGAGAACCAGACGGAGTGGGACGATTTCAAGGAACTTGCGAAGAAAAACCAGGCGAGTATCATCCAGGTCGATGAAGGCTCCGATATGCCGTTCCGAATGTTCACATACTGGATGTCCAGAAACAGAGACTCGTCTGGTATGAAGCCACAGATGACGATGTCCTTCAACCCGGAGTACACGCACTGGACAACGACATTCCTTCTCAACGGCGGGTACATTGACCCGGACACTTACTACATACGCCCGGAGATGAACGGGCGGACTCGGTATGTGTATTTCAAGGGCGACGATGTGGACGATGTCATCTGGGGAGACACGGCGAAAGAGGTTGCGGAGGTCGCTGGCATCACGCTATCGGAAGCGGACCGAAACGCTGGGCTTACCGAAGAGGATATGGTCAAGTCCTTCACAATGTTTACTGGCGAGGCGT